ATGGCATTACCGATGTTGGCGTCATGCAGGGACAGCATTGGATGAGCGATGCTAATCAGCCCGTGCAAGTCTGCTCAATCCAAACGCTTGCGAGGCGTACAATACCAGAGGCTCACATTGTCATCGTGGACGAGGCTCATGTTGTCTTTGACGCCTACAAGAAGTGGTTTAATGACCCTGCATGGGCAAACGTGCCGATAATAGGACTGTCCGCGACACCTTGGACGAAAGGACTGGGGAAACTGTATCAGGGCTTGGTTGTGGCGACGACAACGCAAGAACTGATCGACAAGGGATATCTCTCTCCGTTCAGAGTGTTTGCCCCATCCAAGCCGGACTTAACGGGGGTTAAGACTGTTGCAGGGGATTACGATCTGGCAGGGCTTGAGACAGCCATGAACCAGAAGAAGATCACCGCTGACTTAGTGAAGACTTGGATTGAATTAGGTCAAGACAGGCCAACATTGTGCTTTGCGGTTAATCGCGCCCACGCCGCCAATATCTGCGACGAATTTAATCGCGCCGGAATATCTGCCGCCTATGTCGATGGTGAAACACCGCTCGATGAGCGCGATGATCTGGCAAAGCAATTCAGGAATGGCGACTACAAGATCATCTGCAATGTGGGCGTGATGACAACGGGTGTCGATCTGCCGTTTGTATCTTGTTTGATACTTGCGCGTCCGACCAAGAGCGAGATGCTGTACTGCCAGATAATCGGGCGTGGCCTGAGAATATCGGAAGGCAAGACTGATTGCCTTATCCTCGATCATTCCGATACTACTGCCCGTCTGGGGTTCGTCACTGATATTCACCATGATAAGTTGGACGATGGTAAAAAGAAGAATGGCGGCGGGGATAAGAAAAAGAAGGATGACGAGTTGCTTCCAAAGGAATGCCCGTCATGCACCTATCTCAAGCCTCCGCGCACAAGGGTATGTCCTAATTGCGGGTTTGAATCCAAGCCAAAGTCAAATGTGTTTGTCGCTGATGGCGTTCTGAGCGAGGTTAAGGGCAAGGGAAAAAACAAATCATATTTTGATACCGCCTCGCCGTATGAGGAGCGAGAAAACTTCTATCGTGAACTTATCGGGATGGCACAAGAGCGGGGATACAAGTCAGGTTGGGTCTACCATACCTACATATCAAAATATAAAGATAAGCCCGACAGGGGTTTTTCTGATGCCCCTGCAATGCCCACAACCAAGACGATTAACTGGGTTAAACACTCTTGGATAAAGAAAAAAGCAGCAGAAAGAGCGGCAGATAGAGCAATGGGGTCGTTCAGGTGAGCGGGAGCATCGTCGAGGACGCCCGTGGTCGATGGGTTGGGGTATTTGCCCACTTTGGTCTGGAAGTCCGCGTAAAGAAGAGCGTGGCTTGCCCAATGTGCGGCGGCGTTGACCGCTTTACTTTTGACGACAAGCAGGGGCTTGGAACGTACATTTGCCGAGGTTGCGGCTCCGGTACGGGCTTCAAGCTACTGGCAACGTGGAAAGGATGGTCACAATCAAGAGCGATGGGTGAAGTACGCAAGATAGTGGGGGGAATTGCACCAATGACTGTGAAGCCAGAGATGGACGACAAAGAGCAGAAAAGGATGCTCAATGAAACGTGGCAGGGAAGCCGTCCGATTGTTGAGGGTGATGCGGCAGGGAAATACATACACGCAAGGACGGGGATGCTGACGCCGCCCAAGACATTGCACTATCATCCGGCTCTTTGGAATGCCGAGACTAGCGGGAACATGAAGGCGATGGTCGCCAAGGTGACGGATTATGATAATCGCCCCGTTGCCATCCACCGCACATACCTGAATGAAGATGGAGGCAAGGCTGATCTGGAAAAGAACAAGATGCTGATCGGGAAGATGCCGGAAGGCTCCGCAATCAGGTTGTTCCCGTTTGAGGAAGAGATCGGGATAGCGGAAGGCATTGAGACGGCGATCAGCGCGTATATAATCTTTGGCATTCCAACATGGTCGTCCGTGAGTGCGGTCGGGATGGAGAAATGGAAGCCGCCATCCGTGATAAGGAAGGTTTGGGTGTTTGGGGACAACGACAAGGGATTTGCAGGTCAGTTGTCCGCATATCGTTTGGCTAACGGGCTGATGAAGCTAAACCAATATGAGTCGGTCGAGGTCTGCATTCCAAAGCCAAAGGGTGCGGATTGGAATGATATCTTGACGATCTATGGGACGGTCGAGGCCAAGGCTCAGGTCGCCAGATAAATCGCCAGATAAATCGCCGGAATTAAATCGCCGGAATTAAATCGCCGACAATTATCGACAATTATCGACAATTATCGACAATTATCGACAAATAAAAACCCCACCGGACGTATCCGATGGGGTTAATTGTCATTTGATCAAGTCAATCCACTTGGGTATCGGGTGCTGTCCGCTAAGCCATCTCTGGACTGTCCGGACTGACACGCTAATGCGATTGGCAAATGCTGTCCGAGTTTCATTATTTGCCTTTAGCAGGGCTTCGAGTTGTTTAGGGGTCAATTTTTTTCTCCTGTAGTTTTGAAAAACGCCAATATATCTTCGTCTTTTGTAATCAAGCTATCAATCGTTTGATTGCAAAGTGCGCGGAGTTCTTCACTGCCGCACCCGCCTATTATTTGAGATTTCAATGCAAGCTCAAGACTGGCATACACAACTATTGTTGCGATTTTATCAAAATCTTCTCCTTCTTCCCGTGCAATTTTTATTATGTTTTTTAATGTTAATTTAAGAGTACGGTCAGTAATACTGTGCCATTTCTCAAACATTATTTCATCTATGTTGCTCGGCATCTATTGCTCCTTTTTAATTGCTTTGAAATAACCCAAAACATCTGGGTCTTTCGTGGTTAACTGGTCGATAATTTTATCGCATACTGCGCGTAGCCCCTCGATCTCAACTCCGTTGATTATGTGAGATTTTAGTGCAAAATCGAGAATGGCGTATATGACGACATCCACAACTTCATTTTCTTTTGCATTTTCTTCAGTTGCTTTGACCAAGATATGAAGCATTGTTAGTTTTAGTTTTTGCTCGGTATAAGTGAACCATTTTGCAAAATCTTCAATTTTTGTCTCTCTGGACATTTGATTGTTCCTTATGAATAATATGGACGTTCATCTGGAAATGGACGGGGTTCACCGTCCATCACCTGAGTGTCGTATTCGCCATTTGAGAGAACAGACGATACCGACGCTCTGCCCTCGTTCAACTCTTTGCAGACGGTGTTGTATAACTCCGTCGAGTATTTCAACGCTTCTTCTTCATTGTCGAAATACTTGGTATGCTCGGTATGGTCGGTTGATGGGAACCCACTGGTGTACCACCAACCGCCTTCCTCCGTCCCACCGTAGGCAAGATCGGTCATGTAAATCGCAACGCTGTGCATTTTCATTCCCCCTGCTTTGGTTTCAATTTTTTGAGCAGTTCAAGCGGCTCACTATTTGATGTAATCTCCGCAATGTATTTATGCAGTTTACTGTAGGCTTCCATTCTTTGATCGACGACCTCAAGACGCAGGACTTCAATACTTGTATGGTCTTCAACTGAATTGTGGTCTTTTGGTATTCTTTCAGAATGTTGGATTGCCCATTCAAGAAACTTGTCTCGCGGCAGATCGCTTGTAATCTCGTAGGTGTCTGTTCCTGATACTGCGAGTGTCACGCGATACTTGATCATTTCCTTATACATCGTCGTCTCCTCAGATTACCGGAATGACTGGAAGATCGTCGCGGGACGTGAACAATGCTCCTGCCCCGTTGCCTTCGTCATCTCTCGACGGGTAGATATAGGTTCCGTCATCGAGCATCAAAACGATGCCTGATTTGTCCCATCCGAGGCCTTCCATCTCGGCGGGATAGAGGTATCGGGCAAAGATGATTTTCTTGCCGACCAATGCTTTGGTGACATAGAGTTCCCAATGCTTTTTGCTTTCGTCTTCGTGCATAGTGTTTAACCCCTGTTAAGTTGCTGACGGACTCGTCAGGAGCGGCACAACCGCTCGACGGGGAAGTCCCCCGTTTCGTCCTGTTTGTCGTCAGTGGCTGTTGGTCGCCGCTTCGTGCGCTAACGCTTGAGCATCAATCTGCGCGTCGATTGCTGTCGTCGTCTCGCCGTCCTCGTCTGGATATGGGCCGTAGTTTGCAACGAGATGGGCCATGTCTTCAGGGGCTTTGTCCGGCGAGAAACAACGGTCGTTGCCGTCTTCCCACTTGCCGACATAAAAGCCGCCTTCTTCCCAGTATTCGGCCTCGATAACATAGCCTTGCTTTTTCATCTCTCTGAATACAGGTATCGGCGGCGACCATGCCGTTTCAAATTGGATGAGAAGCATTTTGTCTTCGCGATCAATAATCTCCGAGCGACAAATATCCCATTTTGTCCCCCAATTTGACACGCGCCAATCGTATTCGTCGCTTCCGAGCGTAGTAATCCCGATTGCCAAGACATCAGGATCGGTTTGTTCAACCAGTTCTTTAGGAACGGGAATGAAATGCTCAAAAGTGTCCTCGTTTTCTAGTGTCAGAGCGAGTTCGCCTATTTTTTCCGCATCATTGTGCGAGATAACGGCTGAAATGTAGCACCAGTTAGGCATTTTGTGTCTCCTGTTAAGTTACTGACGGCCTCGTCAGGAGCGGCGACACCGCTCGACGGCTCTGGGAGCCGTTTCGGCCTATTCTTCGTCGTGGATTAGGAAAGTGTAATCCGAACAGTCGGCGGCATACGGGAACACGTCCCGCGCATCGTGCCAGTGGACAAACTCCTCGTTTGAGCAGTCGGAAGGGGCAGGAAGCCCCGTCTGCTTCATCCAATCGTCCACCGCCTTGATCTCCTTCCGCTCCATGCCGGAAGGATCATCGTTGATTAGGTACGGCCCCCAAAAAGACGGGAGCGTGTAAAAAAGGATTTTCATTGGAGCATCTCCTTGCCATTAACGTAAATCGGTAAATCGTTATAACCTTTGCCGTCCGTCCGCTCGACTGTGACGGGGATTGCGCTTTTCATCACGTTAATCCAAATCGTCACGTCAGCCATTGCGCGGTCAAACTCGCCGCGCTTGTATTTCTTGCCCGTGTAATGCTCGGCAAGGTCTAATAATTGGCGGCTAGTTGTCCGGCGATTTATCTTTAATCCTACTTTGTGCAGTTTAAGAGCTGACCGCAGGGTGATAGCTTGAAAAAGCCTAGTCGCGTCGTTACCCGCGAACATTGTTCCGCTATCAGTAATAGTAATTCCTTCGTCCATTGTGTCCTCCTGTTGTCGATGGGCCTGTCCATCGGATAGACGCATCAGCTCGTCGCCAATGCGTCTCTCGAACGGTCAAACTGCTTTAGGCGCTTTCCAATAGTCGAACGCCTTCTGGGCGGCGGTTAATTCAACTTCACCACGCTCGTCGCCTCGCCATTTTTTCCACTCGTCGGGGAAGGCAAGCGCAACGATGCACCAGTCCACGTCCTCCTCGAACCATCCTTTTAATCCGTTTCCGGCAAAGGACGACCTGAGCCAAGCGGCGGGAATTGCCGCTCGACGCTCGGCAGAGACGTAGAAGCCTCCGTGACTTGGCGTCGAGATTGACCAGACACCCGCGAACGGTTGTTCAGTATGATCAGGCATTCCCCACGGTGACCAGTCGGGCGCTTTGATCTCGTTGTAAGTCGTTGTCATTGTGTGTCCTCCTGTTGTCGGGCATTCTGGCCTCGTCAGGGGCGGCAATACCGCCCGACGGCTCCTAGAGCCGTTTCGGCCTTATTCTTCTTCCTCGTCCTCGTCGAACTCGTTGGCCTCGTCGAAGTAGTCGTCCTCGCCTAGACCATATCCGCTATCTTGAAACTCGACCGCCCGATATTCTGCGGCGGTTGTCGGTAGGCTGTCGCTGTTTATCTCGGCGGTTGTAATGTGCAGGATGAGCGTTTCGCCTTCCGTTTCCTTCTGGTAATCGCCTTTTAGTATTGGCCCTATCAGGTCGTCGCGGATACCGAGCGCATCGAGCAATTTAATCGCGGTTTTATCGTCGTGCGGCATTATCGCTTCCTCCACCCAACGGAAAAAGCCGATTGAATAGAGCATTTCATTTGATGCGATTTTGAGCGTTGTCGTCGTCATTGTGTTCTCCTGTTTGTTGGCCTCGTCAGGGGCGGCGTTACCGCCCGACGGGGAATAATCCCCGTTTCGGCCTTAGTATGGGTCATTGCCTTTTTGCTCGGCCTCGATGCGCTCGGCTTCCTTCGCCTCGGCCTGTAGTCGCTCATTCTCTCGGCGCTCGGCGTTTCTTTTCTCGCGGTTTTTAAGTTCGGCAATGCCGCGATTTTGTAGAGCGATCAGCTCCCGCTCGTTCACGACTTGAATTTCGAGAGTGTTGTCACGGGGGATAAGAGACGAACCACGACTGGCGTCGTCATCGTCGGAATAGTTGTAAGAAGTCTCATATCGGCTTGTCGGGCTGTTTATCAGCTCTAGCAATGCCGCCGCCTTCTCAAGAGGGATGACAAGCGCGTCGGAATAACCAAAACGGACGATAGTAAAGTTTTTCATGGTGTTTAACCCCTATTAATCGGGCTTCTGGCCTCGTCAGTAGCGGCATTACCGCTAGACGGGGAATAATCCCCGTTTCGGCCTTATATCCAAAGTATTAACCCCGTTAAGAAAGCGCCGAGGCAAGCGATCTCGAACACGTCGCCGAGTAAGTTTAAGATGATTAATCGCATGATATTGGCTCCATACTGGCAACGGCGGCGGTTATCTCGTCGTCTAGCTCTTGTTCGGCTCTGGCCTCTTCTAACCATTCGGCGGCTTCTGCGCTGAGCCGCTCATACACGGCGGCGGTCAGGATATCCCAGACCGTCGGGGCTTCCTTTACTAGTCCGCTATCGTCCGGCCCGTATCCAAGCTCAACGTCGCTATAAAGTAATTCGACAAGCCGCCCGTGGTAAATCGGGATTCGAGCATCAACGTATTCGTGCAGTTCGTCGTCGGGGTAGTTCGCGCCGAGTATGTTGGCTTTGTCGGCTTCGAGGTCGGCTCTAAGTTCCATCCTGAGAGCGTGCATATTCATTTTGTAATCGGTGTTCTCTTGCATTGTGTCATCTCCTGTTGTCGGCATCATTGCCGGATAGTCGCGCCAGTAGCACGGCTATCGAGCAATGACTGGGACGAGGCATAAGCGGCCTCGTCCCGTCATATCAGGAGTAAATGATTTTTAACGATGAGAAACAGCGGCCATGAAGGGGGCAAGGGTCGTGCTTAGAAGCTATCCGCGCATCGGCGGGGTCGCCTCGTAGGCCGTGGGCCTTGGTCTTCAATCGTCCGACTAGATTAGCGACGTCACGTCGCGTTGTCAACTGGGACGAAAACCGTTATGTTATAAGGGTTCCGGCGTGTTTGTCCGGACGGTGCGTCGGGGATAAATCGCGGGGAAAGTATTGCCTCGATGCCCGATAGAACAGGGTGCTACGTCGCCGAGCTGATAGGGTGATAAAGCATCGAGCCGGATATCCGAACGGGTTCACCTCGACGAGCTGATAGGCAAAGGCCAAGAGAAGGCCTGGTAAATTTTGAGGCGGCAATGCCATCTCGATGCCTACCATTACAAGGGAGACAGACAGGGGAAAGACAAGGAGAGAATACATCCTGCAAGGCATCGAGACAGACACTTGCTCTAGCACTTGGATAAGGACTGGAATAATCAATGGAAACTGATTATATTCAAAGGATCGATCAAGCAGAATCAACGGGTTAGAGGAGAGTGGTTATGGCGAAAGGTGGGTTTAGGGCAGGAGCAGGCCGTAAAACTGGCACATCAGATAGGGAAATGAGGAAGGTAAACGTGGAGAAGGTGTTGCAGTCCATAGGATCAGGGCCGGACAAGACGCCACTGGCATTCATGTTGGGCATCATGCAGTCGGATCAGTCGGACATCAAGATTAGTGAGCGTATTCAATGCGCTATCGCCGCCGCACCCTATGTACATCCTCGCCTATCATCCGTTGAGGTCAAGGGAGATGCCAATGCACCGCTACAGATACAGTCGGACATAGGCCAAGCCCTTGCAAAGCTTGCGGAAATTGCCAGAGGCCGTATCAATTCGGTGGACTACATCGAGGCCGGAGCTTACTGCGAGGAGGAGGCGAGCGGAGCATAGGAGGAACGCACCGCGACGAGGCGACACCCCCATCGCTGGCTGGCGCAAATATACAATACCCCCCTCACTCCCGTTTTCAAACCTATGATTACGACGCCGCGTCCCATCTAGACCTGACGCGCCGTCCACTTTAACAAGGTCTGGCTAGTGGAGAATCCAGTGGAAGACAAGGATTTAGAGATTATTGCTCGTATGAGGGCATTATCGGAGGAGTTGGAAGTCTCTCATGATAATGTTTCAGCTATACTGACTGATGGTGTGAAGCTGATACATAGGCTTGATGGGGAGAGAAGGCGGTTTGATAATTATTATCGTGCTGTATCTATGGCATTTAGGTCATCACAAATGAGGGAATTGCGTGGTAGCTTTAGCCATGAGGACTTTGATGTGATGGTTAGCAAGATATGTGGGGATACTTCCCCCGACGCCGTGACCACTTTTTAAGGGAGATTGGGATGATTGGACATAGGGATGGGGTTAGGGTTGATGTTTACACATATGGGCAATTGCTCAAGAGATTGATGGACCAGCAGCCTGACTGGGATTTGGAAGATGCGATGGAGTGGGCTGATTACAATATTGTTGGGGCTTGGGAAGGGCCGGAGACTCCGATTTATGTATCGTTGGATGAGAATGACGAGTTGGTTGTTATGAATGACTGGAGTAGTTACAGCATCGAGTTTGATAGGGAGGCTGTGATGAAGCAGTTTAAGTTGGAGGAGATGTATGATTGATCTGACGGGAGAGGCGATCAATACAATCCAGAATGGCTTGGGTGAGTTGGATGTACCGAGTCAGGAGGCGATACTTGCTAGGGTGAAGTGGTTGAGTATTGCTAGGCCCAATCAGATTATACCGGAAGACAAGGACTGGAGTTTTTGCGGGGCATTGGCTGGTCGTGGGTTTGGCAAGACAATGATGGGGGCGGCGTGGGGGTGGTGGCAGGGATGGAGTATGCCAAAATCTTACGGGGCAATTATTGCACCGACTAGGTATGATGCGCAGTCTGTTTGCATTGAAGGACCAGCAGGAATACTGGCTCAAGCTCCTCCTAGTATTATCAGAAGTTACAACAAAAGTGAATTGAAGATTACGTTTATCAATGGATCGACCATGCAGGGATTTTCTGCAAGTGAGCCTGATCGGTTAAGAGGACCGCAGCATCATTGGGCTTGGTGTGACGAGGTTGCTGCTTGGGAGAGTGGCGACGAGGTTTGGGATATGCTGCAATTTGGTATGCGGTTGGGAAATAACCCTCAGACTGTGTGGACAACGACACCAAGACCGACACCCTCTGTCAGGAGATTGGTCAACCTGCCATCTACTTTGTTGATTCGTGGGTCAACATTTGACAATGAAGCCAACCTGCCTGCGAGCTTTTTCCAGAACCTTGCACAGTATGATGGTACAAAGATTGGCCGTCAGGAATTAATGGGAGAGTTGCTGGACTCGGAGGAAGGTGGAATTATCAAGAGAGAGTGGGTAAGTCTGTGGCCGAGATCACAGCCGTTGCCTCCTTTCCAGATAATTGTTGTCTCGTTGGATACTGCGTTTACAGAGAAGACGAGAAACAAAAAGAGTGGTGACCCTGATCCTACGGCGTGTACTGTATGGGGATATTTTGACCATGATGGAATGGTTGGTTTTCTTCTGCTGGATTGTTGGGAAGATCACCTTGGCTTCCCTGATCTTGTTGATCGTGCCAAGAAAGAAATGAATGTCAGGTGGGGCGATGAAGAGTTCAGAGCAATTATCAAACCGCAATTTGGGTCAAGAAAACCCTACAACATGGGTAAGAAGCCTGATCATATTCTCATCGAGGATAAAGGTTCCGGTATATCCCTTAGGCAAACCCTCTACAAAGAGGGAATTTTTCCAATTGCTTATAATCCCGGAAGGGCTTCTAAGCTCCAAAGGCTTCATGCAGTCTCCCATCTTTTCCATTCTGGATTAGTTTATGTCGTTGAATCCAAGAAAATGGCAGGAGCGCCAGCAACATGGACAGAGGAATTTCTGTCACAGCTTTGCTCCTTCCAAGGTGAAGGGTCTATCCGGCACGACGACTATGTTGATTCTGCCACTCAGGCTTTGCGCTGGATGGCTGATAATGCTAATGTGTCAATCAGTGAGCAGCCTGAGATTGATTACAAGCCTCCCCGTCCAGTGGTGAACCCATATGCAGCATAGCCCCAAAGGTTTCCAAGATATTGCCCCGCAAGCAAAAATGGCCCCGGCTGA